GAGTCACTTTCACCATTAGAGTTTACCAGACTTAGACCAGGTGTATATGCAGGTGATTGTACTTATTCAACACAATTATTAGTTGAAATTTTTAGTAATGCTGTTGATGAATTTAACGCAGGGCATGGAAATAGAATTGATGTAACAATAGATAAAGATATTGTAACAGTATCTGATTATGGTCAAGGTTTTATTCCTAACTCAGTAAGGGAAGATGGAAAGACAATTCTTGAAGCTGCATTTAGTGTTCTTAATACTTCTGGTAAGTATAGAGAAGACGGCTCTTATGAAGGCACTTCACTTGGTTCTTTTGGTATCGGAAGTAAGATTACTACATTCTTGAGTCATTGGCTCGAAGTATCTACTATGAGAGATAGTAAGATGGAGACTATAAGATTTACGGAAGGTATTTTTGATAAAAGAGAAACTGGTAAAGTATCTTCTACTGTGCATGGAACAACAGTAACATGGCAACCTTCAGAAGAATTTTTTAAGAATACTGAAGTTGAAATAAAGAAAATTAGAGATTTATTTAAGACAATTAGTTGTTTATGTCCTGGCTTAACAATTAACCTTGATTATAATGGAACTAAAGAAACTTATGAGTCAAAGAATGGTCTTAATGATTTAGTTGATGATGCAGTTAGCGGCAAAGAAATTATTAATAATAGATTAAGTGTTAATCGTCAAGAAGATAAATATAAACTTAATCTTGTTATGACATATACAGGTAATTATTCATCTACTATTGTACCATATGTAAACACAGGTTTAACAGATACAGGTTCTCATATAACTCAGTTAAAGACAGCTTTAACAAGAGAAATGAATAAGTTCTTTAGAGAGAAGAATTGGTTAAAAGAGAAAGATGAAAATTTGGGCGGCGATGCTATCCAGGAGGGTATGTATCTTGTATTTAACTATACAGCTCCAAGTGTTAGTTATGATGCTCAGGTTAAGAGTAGAGTAACTGCAATTGATACGAAATTTGAAACACAGGCTTTTGTAGAAGCATTGCAGAGTTGGTTAATTGCAAATGAAAAAGAGGTTAAGATAATTGCGGATAAAGCAATTCTTGCTCGTAAGGCTGCGGAAGCCGCCAAGAAAGCAAGGGATGCGGCACGTGAGTCAGAAAAGAAGAAGAAAGAGAAAGTTCTTAAGTTTGACTCAAAATTAGCAGACTGCTATTCAAAAGATAGAATGAAATGTGAAATCTATATCACAGAGGGTGATTCAGCTTCAGGAAACTTGAAGATGGCTCGAGACAATGAGTTTACCGCGGTAATGCCAATTAGAGGAAAAATTCTTAATGTAAGAAAGGCTTCTCTTGATAAAATTCAAAAAAATCAAGAAATAATGACAATGATTGAAGCATTTGGTCTTAGGGTTGATTTTAAAACAATGAAATTAACCTATAATAAAGAAGACCTTCGCTATGGTAAAATAATTATTGAAAGCGATGCTGATGTAGATGGAAGTCACATAAAGAATTTATTTTATACTTTTATTTGGACATTTTGCCCACAGCTTATTATTGATGGATATGTTTATGCGGGAGTCCCTCCACTTTATAAAATAACTGAAGGAAAAGATACTTATATTTATTTAAAAGATGATGCCGCACTTGAGGAATATCGTAGTAAAAATAGCGGCAAAAAATATATTGTAAATCGTCTTAAAGGATTAGGAGAAATGGATGTAGATGAAACTTCTATTTTAGTAGACCCAGATAAAAGAATTATTAAGCAAGTTACAGTAGAAGATGCAATCAAAGCTAACGCTCTTTTTGACCAGCTTATGGGCGAAGGAGTAGCTCCAAGAAAAGCTTTTATTCAGGCTCATAGCCAAGAAGCTACTTATGGAGTGTAAATATGGCAGGTAAAGCAAAAGATATAACAGGTTATATCACAGAAAGTGGTATAACCGTTATAAAAAGAGTAGAAAATAAGGGAACGAAACCTCAATGGCTGTGTAAATGCTCTTGTGGTAATAATTTTATTGTCAGGGCAGACGCGTTAAAATCTGGACATACAAAATCTTGTGGATGTCTACAAAAGAAGAAAGTTAAAGAAATGATAACGGCATGGAATAAAAGTATTGCTTTAGATTTAACAGGTAAAAAATTTGGAAAATTAACTGCATTAGAACCTACTGACAAAAGAAGTGGTACTTCTATAATATGGAAATGTAAATGTGAGTGTGGAAATTATTGTGAAGTTAGTGCATCTAATTTAACAAAATATCATGGTACGCAAAGTTGTGGATGTATTCAATCAAAAGGTGAAGCAAAAATTAAACAAATATTAGAAAAAAATAATATCTATTATGTTAGTCAATTTAGTATTAGTTCTTGCGTTTTTCCAGATACAAATTATCCTGCTCGTTTTGATTTTTATGTAAACAATCAATATATAATAGAGTATGATGGAAATGTCCATTATTATGCAAATGGATATGGCTGGAATAATGAAGATAATTTGACAAAAGTAAAAAATCATGATATAATAAAAAATGAATGGTGTAAAAATAATAATATTCCTTTAATAAGAATTCCTTATACAATATATGATAATTTATCTTTGGATGATTTATTATTGGAAACAAGTAAATATATTGTGAAAGGAGATAATAATGAATAATAATACAAGTGAGTTAGTAAATGAATTATCACAAAATTTTATTGAATATGCGGTGGCTGTAAATTCAGATCGTGCGATACCGGACGCGAAATGCGGACTTAAACCTGTCGCCCGTAGAATCTTATATGGTGCTTATGTAGGGGGAAGAAGTTCAAGCAAACCTCATGTAAAATGTGCTCGTATAGTCGGAGATGTAATGGGTTCTTTCCATCCTCATGGAGATTCAAGTATCTACGGAGCTATGGTAAGATTATCCCAACCTTGGGTTATGAGATATCCTTTAATTGATTTTCATGGCAACCAAGGTAGCGTTAATGGAGATGGACCTGCCGCATATCGTTACACAGAAGCAAGATTAAGCAAATTTTGTGAAGATGGTATGCTTCAAGGTTTAAAAAAGAGAAATGTTGACTTTATTCCAAGTTATGATGAATCAACAGAAGAGCCTGTAACACTTCCATCTATCTTCCCTAATCTTTTGTGTAATCCAAACACAGGTATTGGTGTAGCGATGGCTTGTAACTGGCTTCCACATAATTTAGGTGAAGTGGCGGCCGCCATTAACGATTATATGGATGGTAAGGAGCCTATGTTACCAGGTCCTGACTTTCCAGGCGGCGGTCTTATCATTAACGAGAAAGATATTCCACTGATTATGAAAACTGGACATGGTTCAGTAAAGGTTAGAGGTAAATATAAAGTTGAAAAATCTAATGTTGTATTTTATGAAATACCTTACGGAACTACAATCGAGGGGCTTCTTACTGAGATTGGAGCAGTATGTGAAGCAAAAGAAATTGAAGGTATATCGGAAATCCGTGACGAAAGTAATAAAAAGGGAATTAGGATTGTAATTGAATGTGACAAGGGTGTTAATCCTGATACTATTGCATCTAAATTATATAACAAGACTAATCTTCAAACAAGTATTTCATATAACCAAGTTGCTTTAATTGATAAGACGCCAATGGAATTAACACTTGCAGATTGTTGTAAGATTTATGTTGACCATAATATTGATTGTCTTGTTAAGGAATTGACTTTTGATTTAGAAAAAGCAAAAGCAAGATTACACATTGTTGAAGGTCTTTTAATTTGTTTGGAAGATATTGATAATGTAATTACTTTAATTAAGAAATCTGAAAACTCTGCGGCAGCTAAAGTTGCTTTAATGGAGAAATATAAACTCTCTGAAGAGCAGGCAAAGTCAGTTCTCGCTATGAGATTATCAAGTTTGGCTCATATGGAGAAAATTGAACTTGAAAATGAAAAGAAAGATTTAATCGCAGAAATAGGTAAAATTGAAACAATTCTCGCAAGTAGAGAATATCAATTAGAGGAAATTAAAATAAGACTTTCAGACATTGTTAAAAAGTATGGAGATGCTCGTAGAACTGAGTTAACTCATATTGAAGTTAAACCAGAAGAAAAAGAGATTGCAGAAGTAATCCCTGAGGATGTAGTCGTAGTGGCTACTCAGTCTGGCTTAATTAAGAAAGTACCTACAGCATCATTCAAAGTACAGAAGAAAGGCGGAAAGGGTATTAAATCTGGTGATGATATTATCCTTGATGTTATTAAAACAAATACGGTTGATACAATGATGTTCTTCTCAAATAAGGGCAAGATGTATCGTACTGTTGTTGATAATATTCCAAGTGGAACGAATACAACAAAAGGAACTATGATTAGTGACCTTGCAAAGATTGATAATGATGAAAAGATAATTGCTATATCTTCTCTTCATAGAAAATCTACACCAAAGTATATTATCTTTGTTACAAAACAAGGAATGATTAAAAAGTCATTATTAGAGGAGTATACAAAGACCAATAGAAATGGTGGTATAGCAGCACTTAATATCAAAGATGGTGATGAAGTTGTTAATGTTATCTTTCAAGATGACGAAGAGTTAATACTTATAACAAAAAATGGTATGAGTATTAGATTTGGTACAAGTGCTATTACAGCTATCGGTAGAACCGCCGCAGGTGTTAAAGGTATTAATCTTAATGATGGTGATGAGGTAATATCAGCATTACCTGTTCATAAGACGACAGATACTCTTGCTATTGTATATGAAAATGGCATTGGTAAAAAGATTGCACTTTCAGAGTTCCCATCCCAAGGACGAGGCGGAAAGGGTGTAACTTTATCAAAAGATAACTCAGTTGTCGGTGCGGCAATGATATCCGATGAAGATAATATTCTTATATGCGGCGCAACAAATTCAATTTGCATTTCCGCAACAGATATTCCTTTAGTTGGTAGAACCGCTATTGGTAATATTTTAATTAAG